GGCCCGTTCTGCTGGACGACGCGACGTACTTCCGCGACCCCAGCACGAACGTCAGTTTCGGCATCAAGCTGATCAACCAGCAGCAATACAACGGCATTGCGGTCAAGACTGTCACGTCAACGTACCCGCAGGTGCTGTGGGTCAACATGACCTACCCCAACATTGAGATGTACATCTACCCGGTGCCCACGCGGCTGCTGGAGTGGCATTTCATTTCGGTTGAGGAGTTGACGCAGCCGGCCACGCTGTCTACGGTGCTGTCGTTTCCGCCAGGCTATTTGCGGGCGTTCGTTTACAACTTGGCGATGGAGATCGCGCCTGAGTTCGGCGTTGAGCCCAGCCCGCAAGTGCAGCGCATCGCCATGACGTCCAAGCGCAACCTGAAGCGCATCAACAATCCGGACGACATCATGAGCCTGCCGTACTCACTGGTGGCGACTCGCCAGCGGTTCAACATCTACGCGGGGCAATACTGATCGTGAAAACGCCGATTCTCGGCTCCAGCTATGTGGCCCGCAGCGTCAATGCTGCGGACAGCCGCATGATCAATCTGTTTCCGGAGATCATCCCCGAAGGCGGCAAAGAGGCAGCGTTTCTGCAGCGGTGCGCTGGCCTGCGCTCGGTCGTCACGGTAGGGCAGGGGCCGATTCGGGGGTTGTGGCCTTTTGGCGACTTCCTGTATGTGGCTTCTGGCGGCGGGCTGTACCGCGTCAGCGGCAACTACGACGTCTCGTTTCTGGGGTTCATCAACGGCAGCGGGCCTGTCAGCATGGTGGACAACGGCACGCAGTTGTTCGTCGCCTGCAACCCCAGCGCGTTCATCTACAACGCCACCACGGGCACGTTCGCGCAGATTACCGACCCGGACTTCCCCGGCGCGGTGACGGTCGGCTACCTCGACGGCTACTTCGTTTTCAACGAACCCAACAGTCAGCGGTTCTGGGTGACGTCGCTCAACGACGGCACGCAGATTGACCCGTTGGACTTTGCCAGCGCCGAAGGCAATCCCGACAACGTAGTGGCGTTAAACGTCAACCACCGCGAGGTGTGGTTGTTCGGCACCAGCACGGTCGAGGTCTGGTACAACGCTGGGCTGGCTGACTTCCCGCTCGCCCGCATTGCCGGCGCGTTCATGGAAGTTGGTTGCTTGGCCCCGTACAGCGTGGCCAAGCTGGACAACTCGGTGTTCTGGCTGGGGGCTGACGCGCGGGGCAACGGCATCGTCTACCGCAACAACGGCTACAACGCCCAGCGTATCAGCACACACGCCGTCGAGTGGCAGATCCAGCAGTACGGCGTACTGAACGACGCGATTGGTTACTCGTACCAGCAGGACGGCCATTCGTACTACATGCTGACGTTCCCGACTGCCAATGCGACTTGGTGCTATGACGTCGCCACCAGCGCGTGGCATGAGCGTGCGGGCTGGGACGGTGTGCAGTTCGTGCGGCACCGCAGCAATTGCCAAGCCAACTTCAACGGCGAAGTCGTCGTTGGCGACTGGATGAACGGCTTGGTGTATGCGTTCGATCCTGAGGTCTACAGCGACAACAACGAGGTGCAGCGGTGGCTGCGGTCGTGGCGGGCGCTGCCGCCTGGCCAGAACAACCTTCGCCGCACGGCGCAGCACACGCTGCAACTTGACTGCGAGTCGGGCGTGGGGGTGCTGAACTCCGAGACGTTTTTGCTGCTGGCTGAAGACGGCGACTTCTTGCTGTTGGAAAACGGCGACTTCATCAGCGCCGTCAACACCTCAACCGTGCTGGGCGTCAACCCCGAGGTCATGCTGCGTTGGAGCGACGATGGTGGCCACACTTGGTCAAACGAGCATTGGGCCAGCATGGGCAAGATCGGCGAGTACGGCAAGCGCGTGTTCTGGCGCCGGCTGGGCATGACGCTCAAGCTGCGCGATCGCGTGTACGAGATCAGCGGCACCGATCCGGTCAAGATTGCCATCATGGGTGCTGAAGTGCTCATGAGCCCAACCCGCGCCTGATATGCAACTGGCCCCTCGCGTGCCGGCCTCCCGTGACCCGCTGGTAGATGCTGGGGCGCTGACAACCCGCGCCTGGTTTCGCTTCTTCCAACTTCTGGAGTCCTCGGTTGAGGACGCGGCGCTGCAGCAGTACACCGTTGTGCAGAACTCTACTGGGTCAACGATGCCCAAGGGCACGGTGGTGGGGTTTGCGGGCGTGGGGTCCAACAACGTACTGTCGGTCGCGCCGTACTTGGCTGATGGCAGTACGCCCACGCTGTTCATTCTTGGAGTGCTGGCCGAGCAGATACCTGACAGCGGATCGACGGGGCTGTGTTGCGTGTGGGGCGAGGTCAGCGGCATCGACACCAGCGCGTTCAACGTCGGCGACATTCTGTACGCCAGCCCAACGGTGGCCGGGGCGTTCACCAACGTCAAGCCTACCGCGCCGAACAACGTGATTCCGTTGGCCGCGGTGTTAATCAAGAGCGCCACGGCAGGCGTCATCTTTGTGCGGCCAACGATTGAGCAGGAGTCGTATTACGGCGAGTTCACCCGCACCACCAACCTGAGTGCCGCGGCGATCAACACGGCGTACCCAATTGCGCTGACCAACACTGAGGTGGCTGGCGGGGTGACTCTGACCGGCTCACCGACTGACCGGCTTCAAGTCCCGCAGTCGGGCCTATACCAGTTTTCGGCCCGGTTTCAGTTGTCGTCCACCAGCGCATCGTCAAAAAACGCGCGGTTCTGGTATCGGGTGAATGGTGCGACCAGCCTGGCCAACAGCACCGCTATCGTGTCGGTTGACGCCAACAATGGGTACGCCACAATATCGGTGTCCGAAGTCATATCATTGGCGGCGAATGATTACGTTCAATTGATGTGGGCGGTCAGCGACACGGCGCTCTCGCTGTCGGCAGTGGCGGCTACGGGCTACTCACCTAGCGCGGCGTCTGTCTGGGTGGCAGTCACTCAGGTTCAACAGTAAGAGGACACTATGGCGATCAGCCTCTCACAGTACGCGGGCGCAGGCGCTCAGTTCTTCGACAACAACGGCGTGCCGCTCAACGGTGGGCTGATCTACACCTACGACGCCGGCACGACCACACCCGCGACGACGTATACCAGTTCATCGGGCGCGACCAACAACACGAACCCCATTGAGCTTGACAGCGCAGGGCGCACCCCCGCGCAGATCTGGCTGACCGCAGGCGCGTCGTACAAGTTTGTGCTGCAGACGTCTACCGGCGTGCCGATCAAGACGGACGACAACATCTACGCTTCGTTTGAACTGACGAAAGAAGTAGGTGTGACGGTGGGCCAAGGCGGCAACCAGATCGCTACTAACGTCGCGGTGGGCAACACGGCGCTGGACTCCAACACGACCGGCACCAACAACACGGCGGTGGGCTACGACGCCATGACGGCGACCACTGACGGCATCCAGAACTCGGCGTTCGGCGCTGGGGCGCTGGACGCCAACACGGGCGGCGACTACAACACCGCGCTGGGCTACAACGCCCTGACGACCGCCACCACTGCCAACTACAACACGGGCGTGGGATACCGAGCGCTGAACGCGGTGGCCACCGGCAGCAACAACACGGCGCTTGGCAGCGACGCGCTGCTGCTGGCCACTGGCGGCAACAACACGGCTGTGGGCTACCAGGCCGGCAACAGCATTACGACCGGCAGCAACAACACGGTGATCGGCCACGACGCCGACGCGTCATCGGCCACCGTCAACAACGAGGTGACCATCGGCAACTCCAGCGTCACGTCGTTCCGCGTGCCTGGCCTGTCGCTCACGTTCAGCGTCAAGTATTTCAACCAAGGTACGTTCACCGTGGCTACACTGCCCACTGCGGCCACAGCGGGGGCTGGGGCGCGGGCCTTTGTGACGGACGCTAACGCCACGACGTTCGCGTCGATTGTGGCTGCTGGCGGGGCAAACGGCGTTCCCGTGTACAGCGACGGCACCAACTGGCGCATTGGGTGAGGTGAAATATGGCAACCCCGTTCAACCCC